CGATCGCGGGGATGTGGAACCCGCTCTTGGCGAGGGTCTTGGCGAGGTCGAGCGTGGTCTTCGTGGTCGCGTTCATGTTCGTGGTCTCCGTCGCGTGCGGGGGTTTGGTTCTTCCCGCTCGCGTGTGACACACATTGGCCGGCTGATGGGGAACAGGCAAGGCGATCGGCCTGCATTTCTCGATGATTCCGCGACATGTGGGCAACCCTTCCGCCCATGTGGGCAAGTCCACGCGGGAGGTCCGCGATGACTCCCGAACACGCGCCTAGTTCCGGGCCACCAGCGGGCGGACAGAGAATGTCCCGGCTGAACCCTGCGGCGATGGCGGTGGCCGATGCCGCTCGCGTGCTCACGCGGCTGGGCGGCAAGCCCGTCACCGAAGACATGCTCGAGGCCGACATTGATGCGGGCGCGCCGACGAACGCGGACGGCAGCGTGAACCTCGTGCACTACGCGGCGTGGCTCGTCAAGGACATGGCTACGCGCAGCGGAACCGGAGGTGCCGGTGGCGATTGACCCGCGCCAACTCAAGCCCGGCGAGCTCGCGCGGCTGCTCAACAGCACGCCGCTGGGCGAGGTGATCAGCGAGCGCCAGCTCCACCGGCATCGCACGCGCGCGGGGTTCCGCGTCGCTGCCGATGGGGACGCTGGCAAGGTCGACCTGTTCCGCTACGTCGCGTGGCTGGTAATCACACGGCACGAGGCCATCGCCGAAGCGGCGCGGGAGCCTGAGGGCCTCACCGGCTACGAGGCGATGAAGGAGCGTGCCCGGCTCCGCAACGCGATGCTCTCGCTCTCGGGGCGCGACATCGGCGATCTGCCGCCGGTGGCAGATGCCGGCCGCAAGGAGAAAGCCGCGCGAGACTTCCGCTACTTCTGCGAGGCGTACTTCCCGCAGACGTTCCATCTGAAGTGGTCGGACGACCATCTCAAGGTCATTGGGAAGATCGAGCAGGCGGTGCTCGAGGGCGGGCTGTTTGCGATGGCGATGCCGCGCGGTTCGGGCAAGACCTCGCTCTGCGAAACCGCCTGCCTGTGGGCGCTGGTGTACGGGCACCGAGATTTCGTGGCGCTCATCGGATCGGACGAAGAGCACGCGGCGGACATGCTCGAATCGATCAAAGTCGAACTGGAGAGCAACGAGCTCCTGGCTGGCGACTTCCCGGAGGTCTGCCACCCGATCCGTTCGCTGGAGGGCATCCACCAGCGGGCCTCGGGGCAGCTCTTCCAGGGCAAGCAGACGCACATCGGCTGGACCGCCCGCGAGGTGGTGCTGCCGACGATCGCCGGGTCCGAAGGGTCAGGTGCCATCATCCGCGTCGCGGGGATCACCGGCCGCATCCGCGGCATGAAGCACAAGCGAGCCGACGGGACGTCTTCGCGTCCGTCGCTGGTGCTCATCGATGACCCGCAGACCGACGAGAGCGCCCGCTCCCCCTCGCAGTGCGCCAACCGCGAGCGCATCCTCGCCGGCGCGATCCTGGGATTGGCCGGGCCGGGCAAGAAGATCGCGGGGCTCATGACGCTGACCGTGGTGCGCCCCGACGACCTCGCCGATCGCATCCTGGACCGCGACCAGCACCCGCAGTGGCAGGGCGAGCGGACCAAGATGGTGTACGCCTTCCCGACGCGAGATGCGATGTGGCAGCGGTACGCCGAGCTCCGCGCCGACGGGTTCAGGAACGATCGCGGCATCGCCGAGGCCACGGCGTTCTACAAGCAGCACCGCACCGCAATGGACGAAGGGGCCGCGATCGCGTGGCCGGAGCGGTTCAACCACGACGAACTGTCAGCGGTGCAGCACGCGATGAACCTCAAGCTGCAGGACGAGGCTGCGTTCTTTGCCGAGTACCAGAACGAGCCGCTGCCCGAGATCCAGGCCGTTGACGACCTGCTCACCCCCGACCAGATCGCGGCGAAGCTCAACGGCCATGCTCGGGCGGAGATCCCGCTGGGGTGCTCGCGGCTGACGATGTTCATCGACGTCCAGGGCAAGGCTCTGTTCTACCTCGTGGCCGCCTGGGAGGACGACTTCACGGGCTACGTCATTGACTACGGCACCGAGCCCGACCAGAAGCAGGGGTACTTCACGCTCCGCGACATGCGCCGCACGCTCGGGGCCGAGACGCCCCGCGCCGGCGTCGAGGGCGCGATCTACGCGGGCCTCGAGCGTCTGGCCGAAACGCACCTGGCCCGCGAGTGGCGGCGGGACGACGGGGCGATGGTCAGGATCGATCGCTGCGTCATCGACGCGAACTGGGGCTCGTCGACAGACGTGGTGTACCAGTTCTGCCGTCAGAGCTCACACGCGGGCGTGCTCATCCCCAGCCACGGCCGGTACGTGGGCGCGAGCAGCATCCCCTTCAGCGACTACAAGCGCAAGCGCGGCGAGCGGATCGGCCTCAACTGGCGCGTGCCGGTGGTGACCGGCAAGCGGAGCGTTCGGCACGTTCTGTTTGACACGAACTACTGGAAGTCGTTCGTGCACGCACGCCTCGCGGTACCGATGGGCGACCCCGGGTGCCTGTCGCTCTTTGGGAGCCGGCCCGAGCCGCACCGTCTGCTGGCCGAGCATCTCTGCAGCGAGTACCGCGTGAAGACCGAGGGTCGCGGCCGCACCGTCGACGAGTGGAAGCTGCGGGTGGAAGGCCTCGACAACCACTGGCTGGACTGCTTGGTCGGCACCGCCGTCGCCGCGTCGATGCACGGCGCTGTGCTGTTCGGCACCGATCACAAGGTCGTCGCGCGGCCCCGGCTGAAGCTCTCGGAATTGCGGGGGAAGACACCATGAACCCACGCCCCGCACCCAAGCCCGACACGCCGGGTTCGCCCAAGGGCATCTGCTGCCCCGCGTGCGGGTGCAGGCATTTCGAGGTGCTCTACACCCGCGCAACACCCGCGGGCACGATCCGCCGCCGCCGCCAGTGCCGCCACTGCGGGCGTCGGATCACCACGTCCGAGCGGGTTGGGGCATGAACATCCGGTCAGGTTCTACCGGTGGAACGAACTTGCACATTCTGGACGCAGGATTCGGGATTGCGGCGTGCGACGGGTTAGGTGCTCTATGGAGGCACAGCGCCCATGCCCGATCCCTCGCCCACTTCCGATCTTGAACAGGCCGTCCGCGAGAACGCGGTGCAGCCCGCGAAGGCGTCGGTGGACGGCCAGTCCGTCGAGCAGCAGCCGCTGAAGGACCAACTCGATGCCGTCCGCTTCTTCGCGTCCAAGGACGCCGCGAGGAAGCCCGGCCTCGGCATCAAGTTCGCCAAGATCGCTCCCCCCGGTTCTGTCTGACCCGCCCATGCTGAAAGCGATTGTCAACATCATGAGCCGGGTCAGTCGCGGGACGCAGACCGCCTCTCCCTCCCCGGCGGCGTCGCGTGCTCCGCACGGAGGCGGATCGCGCGGCGGCCGTCGTTTGGTCGTTGCCAAGTTCGACTCGGCCAAGACCACACCGGAGAACCGCAAACACTGGGCGAATGCGGACGGCCTCTCGCCCAACGCCGCCATCAACCCCGAGGTCCGTCGCGTTCTCCGTAACCGCGCCCGCTACGAGGTCGCCAACAACTCCTACGCCAAGGGCATCGTCCTGACCCTCGCCAACGACACCATCGGCACCGGTCCCCGGCTGCAGCTGTTGTCCGATGACGTCGATGCGAATGCCCGCATCGAGGTGGCCTTCGAGCAGTGGTCGCGCGCGGTCGACCTTCCCGGCAAGCTCCGCACCATGCGGATGGCCCGCGCCGAGACCGGCGAGGCGTTCGCGCTGCTGGTGAACAACCCCGGCGTCCTGTCCCAGGTTTCGCTTGACGTGAAGCTCATCGAGGCCGACCAGGTCTGCTCGCCCCTCATGCGTCGTGGCCGAAGCGATGAGATCGACGGCATCCTCCTGGACCAGTGGGGCAACCCCTCCGCGTACCGCGTCCTCAAGCGGCACCCCGGCGACAGAAGCGCTCTCCGTGCTCCTGCCGACGACCTTCTGGCGTACGACACGCTCCCCGCCGCGTCGGTGGTGCACTACTACCGGGCCGATCGCCCGGGCCAGCTCCGCGGCATCCCCGACATCACGCCGGCGCTCCCGCTGTTCGCGCAGCTCCGCCGGTACACCCTTGCGACCATCGCGGCTGCCGAGACCGCCGCCAACTTCGCCGCGGTGATCTACACCGACGCGCCTGCCAACGGCGAGGCCGATCCGCTGGAGCCGATGGACGAGGTCGAGCTCGAGCAGCGACTCGCCACGGTGCTCCCCGGCGGCTGGAAGCTCGGGCAGGTCCACGCCGAGCAGCCGACGACCACCTTCGGGGAGTTCAAGCGCGAGATCCTCAACGAGATCGCCCGCTGCCTGAACATGCCGTTCAACGTCGCGGCTGGGAACTCGTCGGGGTACAACTACGCCAGCGGCCGCCTGGATCACCAGGTGTACTTCAAGAGCATCCGCGTCGAGCAGCACCAGATGCAGCTCGCCGTGCTCGATCGCATCCTCAAGGCGTGGCTCAACGAGGCGGTGCTGGTCGAAGGACTGCTGCCGCAGGCGCTCCGCACGATCGCACGCACGCTTCCTGAGCACGCGTGGTTCTGGGATGGCGTTGAGCACGTCGATCCCGCCAAGGAAGCAAGCGCCCAGGCCACGCGGCTGGCCAACCACACCACCACGCTCGCCGTCGAGTTCGCCCGTCAGGGCCGCGACTGGGAGCAGGAGCTTCGGCAGCGCGCCAAAGAGGTCTCGCTCATGAACGAGCTTGGCCTTGCGCCCACGCCGACGCAGCCCGCTGCTCCAGCAGCAAATGCGCCGAGCGATGACACCGACCCCGCAGACACCGTTGACGAGGAGACCGCCAGTGCCGACTGACTCCATGAAGATCCTGCCCGCGCTGACGTTCACTGCGACGGCCGACATCACCTTCGCCGCAGCTGCGGAGGGCCAGAGCTCGCCCCTGCCCCGGTTCAAGATGGTCGCGTACAGCGGCGGCGCGATGCGTGTCGGCGGCTGGCGCGCCCCGGTTGTCATCGATCTCGCGGGCCTGGCGGTGCCGTCGCAGGCTCGTCCCATCCGCTTCGGGCACGACCCGCTCTCGGGCGTTGGGCACACCGACGCGATCCACGTCGAGGCCGGGCAGCTCGTTGCGACGGGCGTGATCTCGCGCGACACGCCCGCCGCCAAGGAGGTCGTCGCCTCGAGCCGGAACGGCTTCCCCTGGCAGGCCTCCGTCGGCGCGAGCGTCGAGGAGTTCGAGTTCATCAAGGACAACCAGAAGGCGACGGTCAACGGGCAGGACCTCAGCGGTCCGGTCTACGTCGTCCGCAAGGCCACGCTCGGCGAGATCAGTTTCGTGGATCTCGGCGCAGACGGCCGCACCAGCGCGAGCATCGCCGCGCGTCTTCACAAGGAGCCCAGCGTCATGGCCGACGATTCCAATCCCACTCCGTCTCCCTCACCGAATGCCCCCGTCACCGGGACCGAGCAGACGCCCGAGCAGATCCGCGCTGCGGCGCTCGCCGAGACGGCTCGCATCGCGGCCGTTCGCAAGGTCTGCGGCGGCAAGCACAGCGAGATCGAAGCCCAGGCCATCCGCGACAATTGGGATGCCACGCGGACCGAGCTCGAGGTCCTGCGTGCCAGCCGACCCAAGGCTCCGGCCATCCACGCCCCCGACACCAGCGTGACCAGCGAGGTGCTCGAAGCCGCGTGCTTCCAGAGCGCCAAGCTCGAAGGCATCGAGAAGGTCTGCTCCACGCAGGCAATCGAGATCGCCGCCAAGCGGTTCCAGGGCGGGCTGGGCCTGCAGGAACTGCTCTTCGAGGCCGCCATTGCCAACGGCTACACCGGCCGCACGTTCCGTGACAGCCGCCGCGTGCTTGAGGCC